TCTTCGCCTTAATTGCCTTGACTAGATCACTGATTTGAATATCAGCAACATTTGCCAATATACCTGCATCAATAGACCCAGAAACACTATATCGTTGAATTTCATTTAGAACTCTCCTATTGTCGGGAAAATGTTTAGTGATAATGGCTGCAACAACTGACTTATCGTATGTAACGCCCTCTTGGTCTAGAATCCATTCAACCCTCTTAAAGAACTGTGCAGCAACCTTCTGTTTACTACCATTTAACTTGAAATCAATAGTAGTGCAACGAGAATGGATAGGTTCAATAATACGATTTTTATAATTGCATGTGAAAATGAATCCACAATTAATGGAAACTTCTTCGATCATTCCACGAAGTGCCTTTTGTGCATCTGGAGTAAGGTTATCTGCCTCATCAATTATAATAACCTTACGACCACCAGTCAACGACATAGAAGTAGCATAGTTCTTAACTGTAGTCTGCATAGTTGCAATACCACGGTCTTCTGAACCATTAATGACAAGGAAATCACACCCAACTTCATTACACAGTGCCTTTGCAACAGTAGTTTTACCTACCCCTGCACCACCAGAAAGAAGAAGGTTTGGAATCTCTTTACGATTAGCAAACTCTTGAAAGGTATCCTTGATTTTGTCAGGAAGGATACAATCAGAGATTTTCTGAGGACGATACTTTTCTACCCACAACATATGATCCATAATATAATACCTCACAATTTATTCATTAAAAATATAATTTTGTCCTTCAATCCGTCTGTCTTGGGGTAGAAAACCCATAACATACCAAGGCATTTTCCCATGTTTCTTATAATAATTTGCACACTCGATTATCATACTACCATACTCATGTATATTTTCTACCATGTCTTGACGCCTTTCTTCTAATGTGGATTCATCCGTTGGTGTATGAGTATGAAGGGAAAAATATGATATTTTTCCTGTATTGTAATATTTCTTCATCGCATTCATGATATATTCGGATTCATATCCCTGTTGAATAGTCCAACCATACTGATCATAATGATTATCATAATTACCATAAATTTGGAGATCAGTATGATTTTCCATATACCTTATAACATCTAACTTTTGGTAGGAATAATAGTCATAATAAGGCATTATATCATTATCTTGTAAATGACGAATACAATCCTTTACAACTTTATATTGGGTATTGAAGTGCATGTTACTGCAATATTGTTCAAGATATTTTTTGATACTATCTTCATAAGAACCATTTTCATCAACAGGTATGAACTGAGATTTTTCATTAATCAAAGTTAATATAGTTTTAGTTGCATCTTTTGCTGTTGTTGGATTACTAACGGGGTGATTATTTTCATAGATTTGTAATGTCCATCTAACATCTCTGGCACTAACACCATCATAAACATCAAAAACCCAACTATCATATTTGTTATTTCTAATAGCATCCATCCTGTGATGGCCACTAACTAACTCATAATACAACATATTTCCAGAATCATCCAATCGTGGATTGATACGATTAACTACTGGTGGCATTAAAGAATAATCAATACCATTTTTTGCAAAAATATGTTGAAGGTGAGTTATTTTATTTTGGTCTTTACCGACACTTCTGGTTGGATTGTCATCTATCGTTGGTTGATAAATCTCACTTAGATTAATGATTTTTCTTTCTATAAAATTTACATGACTAAGTTGAATTGGATCACGTTTAAGTTTATTGGGATCAATAGTTTTATAATCAAAAGACATAATATACTCCATAATAAAAGATGCCCCCGAAGGGGCATATAAATTTACTTGACTTCGTTGATTCCTTCGAATAACGCTTCAAATTCATTATTTTCTGCAATGATCTCTTGGAAAGATTGCTTGTAATATACAGTGGCCATCTTCTTAAAGATTTTCTTGGGAATTTTGAATTTATCGTATGTAGTATCTACGATAGTTTTCATCAATTCTTTTTCGTTATTAACCTTAGACATACATTCAGACATTTCCTTCAGACAACCTTTGATTGCCGTCAGTTCTTTTTCATCATAAGTGCCAAACAAGGTCTGGACAGTCAAACTCATACAGATACTCCATTAGTATTAAGTGCGGTTACTACGTCGAGTTCCTCATCTCTTACAGGAATAGTACCATTAACAAGACTGATGATAGTCAAACCCTTAGCCTCACCTTCAGTAGCGGTGAATACTGCCACAACATAAGTAGGGTTAATTGCAACCTGTTTTCCAGTAACACCATCAGTAAACCATACTAAACTCATATATTAACCTCCAAAGTTAGAATCTTTAGATTCAAGAGCAACCCAATAGTCGATTTCTTGAACTTTATTTTTAAAGGATGCAAGACCCTTTGATGAAATTTCTACATCATATGACCCAGAAATAAGTTTTAGGTTTTCAGTCAAGAAAACCAGTTTAAATGAATGTCCATTTCCTTCTGCAACTTCAATAGAATTGATATGTGCAGAATCATCCTTTGCATTAAAACATGTTAGGTATATCTTTTCTCCTTTAGACTCGACAGAAATGTTAGGCGACTGCAACACACTCGCACTCTTCATTATAGTCGAAAAATCATCTTCTGTCAAGACAAAAGACACATCTACAGAAGGTAGAGTAAGAATTTTTTCTGGAACAGTTACAATCATTTCTTTAGCAGTCTTGCGGTACTTAATACGACCACGACCACTCTTGAAAATAACATTGTTCTCATCAAATTCAATTTCTGCATCTTTATACAGTGAATGAACAGATAAGAACTGATTCAAATCATAGACACAAAAATCAACAGGAAAAGTATCCTTTAGAGTAGCAGAAGCAAGAATGTTCTTACCCGCAGAAATAGTCTTAATGACATTACTTCCGCCTTTGAACTCTAGACCAGTATTGATACTGGCAAAGTTCTTCAAAATCAACAACGTTTCACCACAAAGTTTCATCACTTCCTCCACATTAAACAACAATCATATTGTAACAAATTTTAACAGATTTGTCAAGTCCTGAATTGACCCTTCGTTTTTGATAGTACCATTGAGACTACATCCGACCCATGCCCATTCAGAATAATGTATGTTCCAACCATTCATTATATTGTTTCTTATTTGCGAATCGTATGGGTTTGTGCATTTCAAGCTTTTAAACCAAGGCGGGTAAGCACCTCTTTGAATTTCATAGACTTCTCCACCCATATTACGAATCCATTCTATTTCGTTAGGAAACCTAACATCAGTAATAACATAGTTCTTATCTGAATCTAGTCTGGATTCTAGGGAAGATACCCATAAGTTGGGGTTGAATATATCTCGCCCAACTTCTGTACCTAATTTCTGTAATGCTTCTCTTGGTGTAAATGGTTTTCCGAACTTTTCAGACCAATATAGACATGGGCTTTCTCTAAACAATCTGGAACATTCGGTATCACCTTCTAAGAGTTTTCGATCCCACCCAAACATAGCAGCAACGGAATCTTTTACACTCTTAGCAAAACTTTCTCTTTCATAACCAAATTCACTTAGAATATCACCGGCAGCGCCTTTACCACTGCCGATGAATCCAACAAAACCAATCACATTTACCATATATTACATCTCACCAACAAAGTTTGCAACAGCAGGCATATCACCTTGGAAATGGTATGTTCCAATATGCGATGTTCTCATCCAAGGACACAACCAAATAGAACCACCGATTTTGCGCCACATCTGACAGAACATATAATCTTCAGATAGGTAACGATCTGAACCACCGCCCGTAATACTTTCTTTAGTATCAATTACAGTATCAAAGAAGGCGTGGATATAACGCGAACCATCGAAATGTGCTTGACCTACATGATCTGGTTTATAACGAATCATTGGGTATTCTTGTTCCATCTTTTCAAAGACTTCACGTTTAACCAACATAAAACCAGTACCAATTTCAAGAACTTCTAGTGGGTCTGAAACAGTAAACTGTGATGTTCCCTTTACTGGATTGAATACAAAATCACCAGCAACCTTTTCCAAAACACTGGCTTCTACATCTTTATTTTTAACAATGGCAGTTTTGACACTTTTCCATTTAATTGCTTTCTTGGGGTATGGACCACCGATAACATCTTTATCCAAAGCAAGTAATGCAATTACATCATTTGGGTCGAAATGAATATCAGAGTCGATGAACAATAGATGAGTGCAATTAGAACGATGTAGAAATTCATCTACAAGGTAATTTCGTGCGCGAGTAATAAGTGATTCATTAAACAAAAATGAAAACTTTACTTCAATCCCATATTGCATACACAATCCTTGTAGGTCTAGACAGGACTTCATATAAAGTCCATGATTCATACCACCATACATTGGTGTTGCAACAAATATACTTTTCTTAGCTAGGTCTTCTTTTTTGACTGAAATTTCCATAATATCCTCAAATGTTTGTTGATTGTAATTTTTTATTCGCTTTATTATATCTGTCTACAAGTGTGTTGAATTTATTCCTCTTTTTCATCCCCATCTTTAATGCAAGTGGTTTCGCCCTGTCAGTATAACACACTCCGTTTAGATGGTCAAGCTCATGTTGAAAACAATGTGCAGATAACCCAGAAAAAATAGCAGTTCTTGTTACACCATTATAATCCTGATATTCAACTTCTACCGTAGATGGTCGATCAATCTTGATTGCCAACATAGGGAAAGAAAGACACCCTTCTGCAATAAGAGAAGTTTCTTTTGATGAATTTAAAAT